TTTTCTGAACTGAGTTATGTGCTTCATCAAAGTATATTGTGTCAACATGAGCATAACTCTGTTGTATTCTATGAAGTGAATGATATGTTGTAAAGATAAACTTATTACCTAAAGTAAACTTACACCACTTAGCAATTTCTACTGGTTTGGTTGTACTGAAATGCTTTGTCTCACCACTGTGAACGTGCATTACATTAATCTTATCACAAAACTGATTCTCAATCTCTTCCAAAAACTCAGAACATAATTGCTCTGCTAATAGGATACGTGGAGCAACTACAACAATAGTTTTCTCACCATCCTCTAATTGTCTTATAGCATCCTGAATAGCAACAAGAGTCTTACCACCGCCTGTAGGTACAATGATCTGTCCCTTACTATGCTTTTCCATAGCGTCAAGAGCAGTTTGTTGGTGTGGTCTTAGTTGCATCAAAGTCTCATAATATGAATATAGTATAACATAAAAAAAGACCCCTTGAAGGGGTCTTGTGACACTAGAAGAACTGATCTAATACTACAGTATCTTTATACTTGGAAGCAGTTTCCTTCCAGTTATTAGATATTCTCTTGACAGTTTTATCATCCATCCACTTATCAATATAGTACAGACAATACGAAACCTGATTCTCAAACTGAGCAAATCGTGTTCCCTTTTCACCTAAGAAATCATCAGTCTTCCACTCATCAATAATAGTGGTTATACCATCCCACTCATCTGGTATTGTGTTTGCTTTCTTACCATCAAGTCTAAGAAGTCCTTCATTCAATCTTTCATTCCCTGTACCATACTTCTTCATTGACATGATAGCAGCACATGTCCATGTTTGGTTCCAGTTTGATTCATTCTTAATCAACTGGTCAAATGCTTTTATCTCATCAATAAAATAGAATGTCTGACCAGGAAGTGCTTCAGTTGAAGGTGCTTTACTACTGTAAACTTCAGGTTGAAAACAATTACTTGCCATGTTCAATGCAGTAATAACTACACCCTTTTTAACCTTCTTAGAAGTAGGTTCATAGTTGCACATTCCAGTAATTATTCCATAGAATTTTTCCTGATTCTTCTCCGTAGCATTGATAGAGTCATAAGTATCATAGCACTGTTTAAGTCTATCAAATGATGGGAAATTGAACTGAACTACCAATACTTCCTGTGGTATCTCATTTGATCCTCCATTACCCCAACAGTATGCTCTAGTATTAGAATCAACTCTAAATCTACTACCTGCCTTGTACTTCTTACCATTCATACTATCTGCTTTTGTAAGTACACCAATAGTAACTACTGCATGTTCTGGTATAAACCTTGATAGGTAACTCTTTGCTTTATTATATCGACCTTCTGTGTCTCTCTGACAGTATAATTCTTCTATCGTTGAATACTCTTGGTAATCCATCCAATATGTGTCGAGAACCCCACTCTCTCTTACAGGGTGAAATGGGACTATTTCTCCCATTCGATTCTTAATCGCTGGCATAACTTGATCTATTGTAATTAACTACTTCCAAAAGAAGGTTGTAGCAGAACTCTTTCACTTCCAAGAGAAGGTTATGAAAGTTGGGATTAGTATAACATAAACAAATAAAATGTCAAATGTGTTTATAATATGTGTTCTAATGGTGACGTTACTGCATCAATTCTGTCTTGTATAATCTTACAATACTCTTCAGATAGTTCTACACCAACTGAATTAACTTCTAGTTCCTTTGCTGCAATTAATGTAGTACCTGACCCTGCAAATGGATCATAAACTGTACCACCTTTAGGTGTTACTAACTTAATAAGATATTTCATCAATTCCATATTCTTAACTGTTGGATGATTGTTCTCAATAGTTCTATTATGTGTTCTCTCTTTAACTGAACTCTTAGTTGAATAAAAGAATCTACTAGCAGTTCCTTCATCACAGTATGTGGTATCTCCAATGTATCCACCTCCACCAAATACTCCACCACCATACTGTCTTCCTTGATAATCCTCTACACCATAGTTTCTATTCCATCCATTACCTCGTTCACCAAACTTGGCAAACTCTTGTTCTACCTCGTCACTACCATCATGTAGTACATTACCTGCCCATCTTCCAGATTCTAATCTAGTATCTTCTATATTGATTCCACCCACACCATGCTTCTGAAAATTCTTAACGATAGTCTTCTCTGATATAGGTTTCTGTGCTAATAGTATTGGTTCATAACAAGGTTTAAGTCCAGTTCCCCATCCTTCCCAATTAGGATCTTTCTTACCTATATTCTGACTCTTAGGCATACCCTGACCATATAACCACATCAATACATCTCTGATCTTAAGACCAGAATCTTCAACTGCACATGTCAGTCTATGAAATGTCTTTGATGCACCAAAGATCAACATATATCCACCAGGTTTTAGTACCTTAGAGATAGATTCCCATGTAGATGACTTAAATGCAATACAATTTTGGTACGAGTCCCAATCATTGCCAAGATATTCAATTCCGTATGGTGGATCAGTGACTACGGAGTCAAACTGACCTTCATACGAATCTGAAAACTTTACACAATCATCATTATAATGTTTGGTTACGATCATTACGCAATTCCTTTCTTTCGTTGAATTTCTTTCTTTTTGCTCTTGTCATTCTTTCCCAAGCATCTTCATCAATCCAATCTAACTTATCCAGTATATCATCTTTATTCTGAATTGTATAGTCTTTATCTTGATTAAAGTATTTCACAAATCTTGCTTTTGTCAACATCGTCTGTCCTGTTCCCAAATCAGTATTGGTATAGTCAAGATGTTCATATAGATTAAAAAGACATACCTCTTGTGTTAAACCATTAATCATCAATATCCAGTATGAATCTATTTCTCCATCATAGAATTTCTTATATAATCTATCCCAAGCACACATGTTTGGTTGTCCACCTTTAACACAACTAAACTTAATATTAACCTTATTACCATTAAATAAGAAATCTGCCATTGCTCTATCAGCAGTTGGTTCAGTAAATCTTATGTTGTCTCTCTCAATAAATTCTCGTACAAAGGTGGTTTCTAAATCTTCACCACTTCTGTGTCCTTTCTCTTTCTTACCGTCATTAGGGTCGAAATTAATCTCCTCTAAAACAGATGGGAGAAACTCTCTCGTTAATGAAAGAATCTCATTTTGTTCTTCTCTTGTAAGCATTAGAAATCCTTTTGATGCTTACATCATAACAAAAAAAGACTCCTATGTGGAGTCTCGTGTGCCAGTTTGCCTTTTGGTTCTTAAAGTTTTATAGAGTCTGCCTTGCAACCATACAAAGGTATGTATAAGATTAAAGTTTTTCAATACTAGATTTAATTTCACTCCTATTAACTGGACCTACCCATATTTCCTTTATTTCACCATTATAAAATAATTGTATAGTGGGAACAGTATCAACCTTAGCTAATGCTGCAATTTCATATTGTTCTTCTACATCAATACTTATACAATGTACCTTACCTTCCATTTCTTCAATTAATTTAGGTAGTCTAGCTTTCATAGTAATACAAGCACGACAACCTACTGAACTGAAAAAGACAAGAAAAATCTCGTGCTGATTCATCTCGTGGTTTAAGTTTTCTTTATTAACCTCACCTAATCCTTCACCAACAGTTGAAGGTGGTTTATCAAATTTATTTGATAACTCATTTTTCCAATTTTCATTCATATTAAAAAATAAATCTAATTTTATGTATAAAGTCCTTTGAGTGTTGTTGAGTTTACACTACCAGTAATAGTCCAAGAAGCATTAGTACCTTCTCTACTTATTGCTCTTCCAGCAGCACCTCCAGATCCACCTCCATTTCCTCCATCTGTTCCTGATTCTGCATAATCTCCACCTCTACCTCCATTTCCTCCATCTTCACCAGCACTACCAGTATTAGGACATTGACCAGCAGTACCATTCCCACCATTAACACCATTTGCCCAATTATGGTTAGATCCTTGACCTTGACCACCAGCACCACCAGCACCACCAGCACCACCTGGTTTTTCTACAGGATCTTCTACTGTATAGAATTTAGGTTTAATTTTTGTACCTCTATGCCAACAAAAAATTATACATCTTCTTGAACATCCACCACCATAGGGGCTCATACTAGAATAAGTTCCATTACCTTCACCTTCTGCTGTTCTAGAATAACCACCAACTCCACTAAAATTAGGTCCACTAAATCCTCTAGTTCTATAGATAGTACCTCGAATATTAATAGATTGTGCCATCTCATTAGTTGATAAATCACCAGCGTCAGAACCACCATAACAGTCACCACGATGGTCACAACAATAACTCCAACCACCTGAACTAATGTTATTATCAGTTTTCCAATATGAATACCATTCACCTTTAGGTTTAGGATCATAAGCAGATCCAGTATAATTACCACTTGTTTGACTAATTCTTGGTATCCAGCAAGGTCCAGACAATCCAGTAGCACCTGTGCCACCGCCACCGCCTCCTCCTCCACCACCATACAATCTACCACTAGGTTTTATGTTGATTTCTATATTATTAGTATCATTACATTGTATTGCTAAAGCATCACTACCTTCACCACCATCATTAGAAGCTAATTCTTCTACCTTTATTTCATAATTTATTGCAGATCCAGTATAAGAATATTCAGATCCAACAGTATATCTTCTATTACCAACAATAACACTACTGGTAGGTTCTGTTGTAGTTGCTACATTAGTATTATTATAAGTAAAAGTATAAGTTCCTCCACTATGAGTATTTCTCGATTCTTCAACTTTTAATTCATAGTATGAAGGAGTAACCCAAGTATTGCCATTATCTACTGCGAGATTTCCACCATAAAATCTTCTGCTACCAGAAGTTAAAGGATTGCTAGTAAGAGTTCCTATTTCTACTCCACCATAAAAAACAGTAAATACACCTTGATAAAATTTGACATAATTTTGTCCTGCGGTGTATGCGTAATCAAATATAGTAGTCCATGATGTTCCAGATCCACCAGTTAATCTAACTCTGTTTGCAGGAGATATACTAGAAGCAGGTCCATATATTGTACTCCAGTTTGTACCACCTCCACCTCCACCACCGCCAGCACCTTTAACTTGACCACTAACAATACATTTCCAATTAGTTAAATTAGGTTGAGATATTGTTGCAGCATCAACTCCTCTAGTAGCACTATTAATAACTCCAGTTAATCTAAATTCTTTTATAATATTCTTATCTAAATTACCATTCCAAGATAACCCATGAATTGCTAATTGAGAATCAGTACCACTTTGAGTAACATAATATCTTTTTACAGTAGTATTATTCTTAAAAGCAGACATTGATATTGTACTTGATGTTGGAACATGAGTGTTCTCTGTAGCATCAGGTACTATTGGATTAGTATTTGATAAGGAAGTTGCTCTATAATAAGTAGAAAAAGGTACAGAACCACTACTAGATTCTGCAAAATCTCTTCTCAAATCACTGAATTTTACTGCATTACTATAAGAATATTGTTGTTTAGTTACTGCTGAAGACATTAATTAACCTCCTTAATGTAAATTAACCCATGCTGTTCCAGTATATACCTGCAATTTACTATCAGTATGATTCCAAATAATTGCACCAGGTAAAGCATCTGTACCCAATCCTGCTCTTTCAGATGTTGTAACTTTTGGTGGTAATATAAATGATGCTGTACCGACTCCTGGTTGAGCTGAACCTCCAGAATAACAATCATAAACATCTAATACTGCACGAGCTTCAGTCGTTCCAATACCAATACCAGCATCAACAGTTGCCTTAATATTAAGAGAACCACCATATAATCCTATACCACTACCATGAACTTGAAGATTTCCTGGAGTGCCAAAATATCCAGTACTAGATTCTGGTGCTGTAGTTCCTATACCAATTTTACCAGTTACACCTTGACTACCACCTACTATTAATGAATTACCATGAATCTCTGAGGTATTAATTCCAATCTGAACAAAGGTAGAGATACCAGCAGTAACTATACCAACTGTAATATTTGGAGTATTTTGTAATCCATTTGCATTACCAGTTACATTACCAGTTACATTACCTACGAGATTTCCAGAGAATGTTGGTGAAGTTATTGTTTGTGCTACACCTAAAGTTCCTCCAATATAAGCATTACCTGTAACAGTGGATGTTCCTACAACCTCAAAAGTATTTGTTGGATTAGTTCTACCTACACCCAATTTACCTTCATGTGTTAATGATAATCTTTCAAGATTTGTTTGTCCGTCTATCCATCCAAACCTACCAGTAGTAACTCCAGCAGATCCTGCTTGAAGGTACATATTAATACCTCCAATATCATAATTAACAATATCAAGAGTACCATCATTAGCATTATTAAATCTTAAAGATGCAGCACTATTACCAGCACCTACAGAATTATTACCAATACTTATTTTAGCGTCACCACTATCAGAAATAACTTCTATTGCGGATCCAGTTGCTTTCTTAATCTGAAGATCTACTCCAGGAATTGCAGTTCCTACACCAACTCTACCTGTAGGTAATGCTGTAAATGCAGTACCACCAACACCAACATCAACTCTTCCAGTAGATGTTGTGATTCCTGTTATCTTAATACCATTTTCAGTTGTTAATAACCTTTCTCTTCCATTATGATATAAAAGAACTCTTGCATTATTACCACTGTGCATTTTTACCAATGGTTTCCAACTTTGATCAAAGAATTGGAACGCTCCTGGTCCACCTCCACCATCTGACTTAAATACTAATCCACCTGATCCAGTCTCATGAATTACTGAGCATCTAGTATTATCAGTAATATCATCTCCATTAGCATCATTTTGACTCGCCAAACTCTTATTATGATATATTTGTAGGTCTCTGCCAGTACCCCATACTGCGTATGCGTCATCAACAAATTCTAATGAATTTTGACTCTTATCCCATCTAGCAGATGTAATACCAGCAGCACCAAAAAACTGTACATCATCACTTAATGTAGAAACACCAGTAACTTCTAATCCATTACCAGATTTAATATCATCAGCAGTAAATAATCTACCACGAGCTGTAGTAATACCTGTAGTTGAAATACCAACTGTTGTTATTCCACTAACACCTGCATATCCACTAGATGCAACAACATTACCAACATCTAGTTGAGATGCTATAGTAACACCGACTCCAGATGTAGCTAATCTTTCAGTTCCATCATAATAAAGACGAACATGAGAACCTTCAATAAAGTTTGCTAAATCTTTATTCTCTGCTCGATTTATAATTCTAAGTCTATCAGCAGATAAAACCAAATCAGCAGTAGCACTATTATGTTTAATTTGTGAATGACCACCACCATCATAATGTCCAATTTCTAATGGAGCTCCATCACCCATGTATATAAACTTGCCATCACCAAATGACGCACTACTACCAATAGATACCGCACCAGTAAATGTCGATACTCCAAGTGTAGAAACACCAGATACACTTAAGTCTCCAGTTACAACAACTCCATTAGCATTAGTATCTAATGAACCTGCATTAACTTCACCTGTTAAATCACCTGTTATATCTCCTACAAAACTTGATGCTGTTACAATGCCACTAGCTTTTATATTTCCATCAGATCCAATACCTATACCAGAAAGAGTTGATTGTGCATAAGGATCTGCACCTATTTGTAAATCTCTTGTTGGAAATGCAGTACCTACACCTACATTAGATTGATTATATATTCCTGTTGATCCATAACTTGTCCATGCCGAAGTAGGAAGACCAGTTAAAAGAGATCCATCTCCAACAAACTTAGTTGCTGATACAATACCACTAGAAGATGATACTGTTATACCAGTTCCTATTCTAACTTCAGTTAGAGTTGATATTCCAGAAGAGAATATATTATTAACTGTTGCTATGCCAGTTACTTTAGCATCTCCACGAACATCTAATGCTTCATCAGGTACAGTAGTACCAATACCCACCCTAGATCCACGAACGACGAGTACTTCATCATCGACTTGGACTCCTTCTCTAAAGTGAAAGCTCTTCCTTATATTAGGCATCGTAGTTTTTTAGTTATTTATCTGATATTTTTTGTTCAAGGTTATCAACCTTAGCAGATAGTTCCTTAATTGCTTCAATAAGAAGTGGAACTATTTTCTCATATTTAACTACGAGAATTTCTTTATCATCAAGTGTCTCACTCTTAACTGCTTCTGGTAATACTGATTGTACTTGTTGTGCGGATACACCAACCTGTTTTTCCTCTGCAACAAATCCAAGATCTACTGCTAGTCCATTCCAATTATATGTAAATCCGCTTAAGGATAATACTTTATCAAGAGCACCATCAAGTATAACTTTATTAGTCTTTAATCTATCATCAGATGCTGCACCTGCAAATGCAGTAATGTCTCCTCTAACATACATGTTAGCAGAAGATGCTGTGGTATTAGGACTAACATAGAAATTAGCATGTACTCTTAAATCTTCTTTATCAGTTGAAGTTGCAGCATCTACAAACGTTAGATAATGAGTTCCACTATTCGTAGCAGTAGTTTTTACTTTAGTAGCACCACCAGTTAGAGTACCAGTAATATTAGTTGCATATAGATAATTCCATCTCTTAGATGCAGAACCTAAACTTGCACCTTCATCAGTTTCTGGAAGCATATCTCCAGTAGAAGTATATGTTCCTTTAGAAATTACATTACCATTGTCAGTATCTACGTCAAACTTAGTGACAGGAGTTCCAGCACCATTCTGAATAGTAAAGTTCTTACTAGCAGCATTAATAGTTACACCATTGTTAATAGTAGTTAAACCATCAACAGTAAGAGTTCCATCAATATCGGTATTACCATCAATTTGTGCAGCACCATCAACATTTAGATCAGAATCAACATCCAATTTACCCTGAACTGTAGCACCAGCACCAACATATAACTGTTTGTTAATACCAACACCACCATCAACCATTAATGCACCTTCATCAACACCATTTGATTGTGTTGTATCTTTTACATGAAGCGGTCCATCTACATTAACATCACTCTGGAATGTTGCTATACCAGAAACAACTAATCCATCAGCACCAAAACTTGCACAACTAAAGTCTCCACCTACATTAAGATTTTTCTTAATACCAACACCACCAAGAATGACTAGTGCTCCATTATTTTCATTTGTTGATTGCTCATCACTTGTAATATCTAAATTATATGCTCTTAATGCACCATTTACAGTACACTTCTGTTCAACTTTAAGTTCATTGTTAATAGTAACAGGACCATCAAACTGAGATAAGATTCGTTTTGATTTACCACCTTCAACAGTAAGTCTGTCTTTAATAGTAACTTCATCAAATACAACACTTAATCTTGAAGGATCTTGTCCTGTAACTGTAGGAATAGGAGCATCAAATGTTCTTTCCTTACCAGTAGAAGAACTAACTCTCTTATTACCAATAAAGAAATCTCCATCACTGTTCATACCAGTGTAAACAACCTGACCACAAGATCTTTCTTGTGATTGTGCTAAGAAGTCTTCTCTATCCGTAAGTGTTCTGTTCTGTACCTGTGGTAAACCAGTTGAATAGTTACCTGGTCCAAAACCAAGATACTCAAATGTATGACCAGAAGCACGAATAATAGATGGTCTACGTAATTCAGTTGCTATTGGATTAACTCTTTTAACTATAGAATCTATCTCATGATCTTCTTTTGGTGTTCCTAATACACCACGAATAACAGTAAGTTTATTATTACCAGTTCCACTTAATGAAGAACTAGAAACTCTCATTACCTCATTATCAATCTGAAGATAAGAACCTATTGGTGCTTTTGCAAGTGTATTAATACCAACAATCTGAAGACTGGTAGCATTAGCAGCCTTAATAACTGCAGCACCTAAAGTTAAATTAGTATTATCATAGAATGATATTCCTCTTGCACCTAATGATTCATTATCATTATCAGATATTGCATTAGTAGCAGCTAATGAATGTTTAATAATACGAGATGGAGATGCTACAGTACCATTTGTTATAGCAGTAAATGTATTAACACCAACTCTTTCTTTTACAATAAAATCACCGAGATTACTATTAGAAACGTTTATTACTCTAAATTTATTACCAGATACTAATCCATGAGGAGAAGTACAATTAAATGTAGTAACTTTAGTTGATGTTACATAAGAAGTGGATGCAAGCCCAGCAGATGGACCATTATTGATAACATACTGACCAGCAATAGCAAGATCAGTTCCACTTCTTGGAATCTGAATAGCATTATTACCAGAAATAGCAGTTATTGTTGCAATACCATCAGTAACAGTACCAATACCAGTTACTTGTACACAATCTCCAATATTATTAGTTACCTCAGTTACAGTAAATCTAGCATTACCATTACCAGCACCTATAACAGTCTGATCAAAGAATAATGCACCTGTAGAATATCCAGATCCAGCACATACAATCTCAGCACTAGTTACTGAACCACCAGCAACAACTACTCTTGCAGTTGCACCTGCCCATGTTCCTGTCTGAGATCCAGATAATAATGGAACGTTTTGATATGTTCCATTTGTATATGATGCACCAGCAGTAACAGTTCCTGCAACTATTTGTGCAAACTTATGTGCTCTCTCAAATGTAATAGTAGCAACAGAAGTTGTTGTTGAAACTCCACTAATCTTATGACCTATGCCAAAATCTGTGATAAAGGTATCTGTATTTTCTCTTGTGATACTCTTTTTAAGATCATCAGTAACAACATCACCTACAGGACTTCTTAATGCAAATGATTTTGCTGACTGTGGGTTGTCATCATAGTTATCTTTATCAAGTTGAGGATATAAATCTTCAACACTTTGACTATACTTTAATCCAGTAAATTCTGTTGGTACTGATCTATCTGCTTTTAATGCAAATAGATGATAGATTCCATCCTGAATACCTTCAATATATTCAGATATAATCTCATTTCTGTAAATATAGAAATTACTTCTACAATTATTTCTCTCAAATTTTGGAAGTTCTGTGTCTCTAACAGATACATCATTAGTAAATGTACCAGGATTAGCATGAAGAACTCCATCTACATCTGTAGTAGAATATCTAAATTGCTTATCACTATTTACTTCTGTTACTATAAAGGTTCCATTATAACCTTTATTTTCTGCAGCAGTAGTATTATTAGTACTCTTTACCTTTTTAATATTAACAATATCTTCTACATTTAGATTATGAGGTTGTTCTGTTACTACAGTTACAACATTACCAGATTCAGATGTAGTTCTAATGAATCTTAGATTCTTATTAAAATCATAATCAGAAGTTGATATTGATGTTGCAGAAGCATCAGCATTTTTTCTAAATCCAGTAGTACCAGTCTCTTGGATAACAAATCCTTCAGTTGGATCTTTTGCGTTTATTGCTTCCTTTGGAATAACTACACGTAACTTATAAAGTTTATCATCAAGAGATCTTGGATCATTAACCCTATTAACATAACCAGTATTAGTTGATGTTTCAGGACCAGTAAATCCAACAATAGCATTATAGATTGCATTACCTACAGTACTATGAAGATACCACTGATTTTGTACACTATCATATTGAATTGGGTGTCCTATATCACCAGATCCTTTATCAGATACCCTACTTACAACATAAAGACTAGTTCCATCATTAATACTAATAGCAGTACCATTTTCAGCATTAGTTTTAGTTGATGCTAACGATATAGTATTGTTATCACCATTATCAATTACATAATATACTACATTATCATCAATATTTTCTGGAAGATCTCCATCATCACTAAAGACCCTTATTTTTTCACCAGTTAATAATTCATTATTACCTATTGTAAGTCTATTAGTTGTTCCAGTAGGTCCAACAGTAACTCTATATCTCTTTTCACCAACTAATGATCCATTAGATACTGTTGTACCAGCACCAGTTGTATTGGAAACCATAACAATGGATGCATTATTAACAGTGGGAGCTCCTGCTCCAACACTTGCATATAATTTATCTTCTAAGTTTGCACCTAATCTATAACCCTGTATAAGAGTTGGTGGTGCGTCATCTTTATCTGTATAATCAGCAATGTAAAGATGACTAGAAATACCTGTCTGTTTTGTCTTGGTTACATCAAGAGGAAGCCACTCAATCTGTTGAGCAGTTTCAGTTATTGCTTTTGGTGTAATAATATTTGTTATAAAGCAATGGTTATCTTTATCAAATGCATCTTTCTTAAATCCTTCAGCAGACAACGAGATCTGTCCAAAGTTAGAGTTAGAGTTTGTAATTGAAGCATCAGCACCAGATTGAATATCAAAGTGCTTATTAAATCCAATAGCAAATACAGATACAATCTGAAGTACAGCATCATTTTGTATCTTAATATGACTGGTTTCCCAACCACTTCTATAGATTGCTTTACTATCTAAATGATATACTTTCTTAGGATCAGTAGAAGATGCATCTCTATTAAGAGCAGAACCTTTAGCAAGATTTACTGTAATACTATTATATAATCTTGAATCTGGATTATATTTTACAAATGCACGGTCATCTTTTTGTAGTGAGACACCAGTAAACTGTGCCACAACCATTGACTTAAATCCAGATGCTTTGCTACCATCAGCAAGCATACCATTCATACCCCATACAGAACGCATAGAGCAGTTAAAGATATATGGAGATGCACCTGCAACTGTATCAGTCTCAATAGTTACTGTCGCATTAGAAGAACTAGGATTAGCAGGTAAATTAGTCCTTACAAATGGTAAAAGATATGTAAATTCTTTCTCACCACTTACATTCTGAACTACTGTTGAAATATTATAATCTAAAGTATCAACACCTTTAATCTTAATTGGAGTACCAGCATTTAATCCATGTGCTGTTGCTGTTGTAACTGTAACAACAGTAGTTGGACTACTTCCATCACCAGATTTAATATCAGAAATATTAACAGGATCAGCAGCAAATGCACCAACTATTTCCCATTCTGGTCTCTGTTTAGAGAATCCAAGTGCATCAGCAGGATATTTCTCATTAATACCTCTATCCTTACCAGCAGAACTATTATAAGCATTTGATAGCTTACTATAGTACATATCAAGGTCTGTTAAATCATATCCTGCAGCAGCATTAACACCATCAGCATACTCAAAACAAGTTAATTTATGGTGAGAAAAACTTGGTTTAGACTGATTATTAGAACTGAAATCAGAATCATCAGTGTAAACTAATCCATTCTCATTCCCATCAAATATGGAGAATTGCCAAAAATAACAAGAACCAGTTACCTTGAATATAGAAGATTTCTTAACATTAGCATCTGTTGGGTTTGGAACGTATTTTGGTCTTATCTTTGTTTTTCTTAAATCTAAACCAACAAGAGATGTACCACGAGGAACAACTACACCACCATGAATACTATTAAACTTATAAAGAATATTATCAGACTGGGTTAGGTCGAAATTAGAATCTAAATTTAATGTGAGGGTATCTTGTGCTATGGTTTCAGGAGCACCACCTGGAGCAACTGCCTTTGCTTGAAGAGGATTACTTGCATCTTTCTTAATAGCAAATCCTGGACGATTATCAACTATATGTTCGCCTGGAAATAAGAGTATACTTGTCTTCTCTATAATATCGTTATCTGTACCACGAATATATGAAAATCTTGCTGCTTCAAGAAGTGCTCTCTGAACCGTCTTGAAAGGTTTTGCAAGAGAGTTTCCTTGATTTTCAATACTGTCTGTAGCATCCAGATCATTTGGATTTACATAAAGAATACGACCCTCGATATTCTTAATAAAATTCTCTAACTTATTGAGACCCATTGGTAAATATTCAATATATTTCTATGTTCTATTTAGTTAGGTAAAAAGTAGAACAAATTAAGGAGCATCATTATTCATCTCAGTATGCATCTTAATAAAGTCTTCCTCTTTAAGTAAAGAACAATCTACCTCATCATTATCAATATAACATTTGACCTCTTTTTTTGAAATCCAAGAGTCTTGTTCTCTAATTTTATGCATTGTAAAATCCAATAGCCGATTTATTTATACTTCTGTATATACTAATCTATCTTCAGGACACATGGCACGTACCACACCCAATACATTCATAAATTGATTCGTATTATCACATACAATTTCTTTACTATCTCCCTCATTAGAGTAGATATAAAAAGTTTTCTTAGTAGGGTCAACCACACACTTCATTAAATATTCTTCATCCATTAATGCTGTAATATGACTCATCGCATTATACCACAGATAAAAAATTTGTCAACATTTTGCATATATCCAACCATTACATAGGTATTTACATACCTTTGGTCTCTTACCACGATGAACATATGTCCATGTGGCAGGAAAAAATACTAAGCTTCCACACTCAGGTTGCAATCTTGTACCATCAAAAAATTCTGTATATCCTTCATCCTCAACTTTAAGTGTGTTTAAGTACCACATAAAAACAAAGATTCTTGATCCACGACTCTCACTCATACACCAATCATTATGCCAATCATAAAAACCATTAGGTTCATATTTTTGTAATTTATATCCAGCATCTTTCATCTTATACTGAGAATTTGGAATGCATCTATAATGAATATTTTTTAAGTACTTCTCATATTCTTCCAATCCTTCTTGCAATGCTTTATAAAAAATCTTATCTTCTTCTTCCCATCCACTAATATTCGTAATATTAATATCTGTTGTATCTTTCATAGATTTATCAACTCTAGGAGCATTAGAACCAACAACTCCATCGTGTTTTCTTGGTTCTTTCTCAAATTTATCTATTACTTTATCACAAAAGGTTTTAGATAAAGATTTTTTCTTTACCCAAATCAATTCTTTAAACATTAAATTAAGTTTTCATTATAAACGTAAGAGCAAAATATGGTGGTCTGTTCTCGTGAGCATCTCCACTACCTTCATTATCAATATCAACTGAAACACTAATACCTGTTGTTGCATCATTCATTGCATCAGTACGAAGATTTGAGTTTTGATCACTTGGTGCAACTCTAGCTGGCATACTATCAGAATCATCAACACCACCTTTTAACTGATGACTATGACCTGGATCACTTACTGATGCATCGGCATCATGGTCGTGTGATGGCATTTCTGATGTACTGAGTGATACACTATTTTCTCCACCTTGAGCCGAAAGAGAATAACTACTACCAGTAGAAACAATAAACTTATTTCTTAAATCTGGTGTTCCATTCTGACCATTACATATAGCCCACCCATTAGGAGCAGTAGTTCCATAGTACATGATTATACAATATTGTGGTAATGTTGAACTACCATCTGATCCATCAGCACCATCACTAACGGTTTTCCATGCTGAACCAGTTCTAATTTTAATAGGCATATCGTTTTTGGTTATTTAGGGAAATAATTAAAATTAATTAATAATCTAGCATGTGTATCTGTACAAGAAGTACCTGTATGTTTCAGATTACTATCAAAAATTACTATTCTATTAGCAACACTATTTACTTTATCACCATTCTTAAATTTTGTAAACCCATTATTAGTATTAAGATAATAAATTGCCGTAGTCATATTATCAAAATCATTATGCCAAGCATCATCATGAATCTGTAATGTTTCTGTTATAGGATTTAGATTTGCTTTTATTCTAACGAGAGATGCCATTTCTAACTTCTCTCTAAAAAATTCTACCTGATGAAAATATGTTGTTGGTAAATCAAATTGATAAAAAGAATGTGTAAATTGATAATATTCAGTATCAATTAGTTCATAACCATCGGTTATAATTTTACCATAAGTCCAAGGAAAATTATTATTTGTTATGAATGAAAAAAGATTTTGATACTCATCATCACTTAAAAAATCATCAATTATTTTCATACTTAAGAAAAAGTCCAACCTCCTGGCGCAGTTGGCCATCCAGTATGTCCTACTCCAGTTTGTGCTGCTTTAACCATTGCTTCAATAGTATTTGCATCTAATCCAGACGGAAGATCTCTTAATGACTGTCGATATGTTTTCCATTCGTCTGGTACTGGAACACCTGCCTCAAGAGATTTTGCAACTATCCAATCACTATCTTCTATGTATATATTTCTCCATTTTCTTAAAGATTTTGTCCAATCTATTGATTCTCGTTTTTCACTTTCTATTCTTATTTGTTCAGTAGTAAGTCTGTCTGTTTCATCTTGCCACTTCCTATATGCTTTTTTATAATCTGTTATTGTAGTTAATCCAACTTCTGGTGTTCCATCATTATACTCAACATGTCCATGTCCTGAAGTACCATCCCACTGAACTGCATGAATATTATCTGCAATCCAATCCCAATCAGAATCACTACCAAGTCCGACATATGCTGTTAACCCAATACCAATATACTTATCACTGGGTATAATAGTTAGTTTTTCTTTTTCGTTACTCATTTTATCGTATTATCCTCCAACATATTTATTGGTTTAGGTCCAATTCTTAAACGATCAGCAACTTTAACAGTTTCATTTCTAAATGATTCAACTGCTGCCCCTGTTTGTCTTTGCATCTGTGAATTTTCAATTAATAACATAGGCATCCAAGTCACTGCACATCCCCACTCATCAACTTCTTCACCTGTTTGTGGATTAGTTCCTCTCACTTGAGTAAACCAAGAACATTGCATCTGAATACAATCTTTACCAATCAAGGGACAAAATTTTCCTTGTTCTAACTTCATTATTATGAGTCTTTAGAACATATTATAACATCAACGTACCGAACACGCAAGTCTAGATTACCATGATTATGTGATTGACCAGTAGTTCCAGATTGATTACTGGTAGTTTGACCTAAATTGAATGGATTGTTATCCCAGTCATTACCTTTTCTAGAACCTGCATTATTATTTGGCAATCCAGAATTACCATTATTCTCTGCATAGTAGTAGTTATTGTAATCGTGACTGTGAGCAGGTACTTGTGATGAAGTTAGAGTATGATTTCCTGTAGATCTGTCAGCAAAAGTACTTGTAAATGATTTATTACCACCACTACCGCCACCATTACCGCTTACAACTCTAAGTGCTTTATTATTATGTGATGTTGATTTTGTCCATCCAGTAGGAGCAGAAGACTGATAAAATAACATAAAAGTACCAGAAGGAATTACTACTTCGTCTGCTCCACCAGTTGCAGTACTAGTATCATACCATATATCACCATCACATGCTGAAGTAGGTGCTGTACTCTGAACAAATTTTCTACCATAAGCATTAGCACCAACAGTACCATTGAATTGGAAGTTAATTCTTTGTGTATTAGAATCAGGAGCTGTTATTGATACAGATTGAGAACAGCTATAATTATCACCATTAGATGCGTTTGTATATAATACTTCAACTGCGGTTACTCCACCACCATCTTCGATTACCTTTGATGGATCTGTCCAGAACCACTTATGATCTCCACTATCTCCTGTTGCCATAATTATAGAACTAGCAGATCCTACCAGTCCACTACCACCTTCAGCAATCTGATAAGCTTGAATTCCACCACCTACTCCATCATCACTAGTAATCTTCAATAGATTATCGGTTGGTTTAAATTGTAATGAGCTAGTAGTGTATACTTGTTCAGCAGCAGCAGTAGAATTATTAGAATCAACAAAAGTTAAATAATGCCAAGCAGTAGAAGTATTTCTTGCTAGTGTTTCTACACTACTTCCAACACCATCTCCCCAAGATGGAGGAGATGTTCCATTACTGGTAAGTACTTGTCCAGCAGATCCATTAGCAATAAAAGCAGTGGTATTAGCAGCAGATTGATAAGGAATCTGTGATGCTACTCCACCATCTAGATTAGTAGCAGTTGCAATTACATCACCCCATTCAATTCCATTACCAGCACCATTCATCTTCAGATACTTATTAGCACTACCAGCAGTTAAGAAGTTAGTAGTATTAGCAGCAGATTGATATACTATATTTGGGAAATTAGCACTACCACCAATTAGATTAGTAGCAGTTGCAATTACATCACCCCATACGATAGTATCATCAGCACCTACTGTTAATACCTTTCCTTCTGTTCCAACTGCAAGGAATGCAGTGGTATCAGCAGCAGATTGATAAGGTACTGATCCCTTTGCTCCACCAAGTAAATTAGTAGCAGTAGCAACAGTAGATTCCCAAGATGGAGCAATAGTACTACCATGACCAGTTAATACTTTACCCTCTGCACCATTAGGAAGGAATAAAGTAGTATCAGCAGCAGATTGATATGGAATCTTATATGCTGCACCACCCTGCAAATTCTGTGCAGTGGTAGTAATACCAGATCCTGGTGGACCCCAAGTCCAATTAGTACCATCAGATACAGGTACATCACCTACGTTTCCAGCATCTGCTGCATCAAGAAGAACTCCTGGTTGTATTTTTGGTACTACAAGTTTATTCGCATTCATATCATAGGTGACATCACCTGCACTATCAACACAAACATCCTGATATTCATTAGCACCAGAAACATTATTAGTACCTACAAAAGTAAAATGATATGTACCAGTTGCTTGTTGATGTATCTGAACTGTTTCTGCTTTAGTTGCACTTCCACCTCCGAAGGTATCTGCATATACTGTACCCCAAGTTGTTGTTGCAGAACCAATATTCACCGTATTACCAGTAGGAATTAAATGTGAAGTAATTTTACCTTTAACATTTAATGAACCATGACTAAAACCTTCACCAATAATTGTAGTACCCTTGAGAGTTGAAGCATCACCAACTATTAAATCTCCACCAGTTTCTAATTTGCCAGCAGCATATAAACTACCAGAATCTGTAATACCAGTAGCACCGAGTACTAAATGATTAGCTCGTGGGGAAAAATATGCATTTGTATGAGTAACTACATTTTCATATCCACCAGTTCCTGCTCCCTCAATAAAGGTTAAATGATGTGTTGTACTTGTAAACTCATCACTACCTGCACCCTGATCCTTCGTCAATGCAGTTACTTTAATCTTATCTGCACCAGTTGATATACCTGTTAATGTTCCTATAAATTGATTTGCATATATGTTATTCCATCTATCAGTAGATGATGATCCCATATTATAGGTATCAGTTGCTGATGGATTGACATGACCCTCAATGTCAGCATCAAGATCAATTAATCCAGAGAATGTTGAAGGACCAGTTACAGTTAAATCATTACCTATAGTTGCATTAGTAATATTAATACGATTTGCAGATGGATTAAAAGTTAAAGTATTAGCATCAAAATAGAACTGTTTATATCCAGCAGTATTATTATCAACAAATGTTATAGGTCTATTAGCATCATCACCATTTGTTGAAACATAGGTACGATCTGCACCAGTTGATATACCTGTTACTGCACCTATAAATGTCTGTGCATGTACACTATCCCATTTTTCTGTTGCTGATCCAATGTCATGAGTAGTAGTTGCTGATGGAAGTATCTTACCAGTTACGGTAACTCCGATTCCAGAAGTGTTAAATCTAAGATCACCATCATGATATAAATCTACACTTCCACCTGACGAAAACTTAGCTAAATTAGTACCACTAGTATTTTGAAGATCTATGTTAGTACTCTGAATATTAATCTCACCAGAGGTATCTTTTATTTTAGATGCAGCATTAGTATTATCATACCATATCTGTAAATCACCAGATTCATCCGCAGCACCACCAAAATGCAACACATCAGCGTCTAAAAGATGTACCTTATTTGTAAACGTAGATATACCCGTTGCCTTAAATCTATTAGTGTTTAACTGCTTTGTTATGTTACCCCATTGGGCATTAAAATCAACTACAGTTATATTTGAGTTAACAAATAAATCATCACCAATATATAAATCTCCACCAGTAGTAGTAATACCACCAGCTCCAGCAAGAGTAACTGCTACACCAACCGATGGACCTGTAAATGAAACTGCGCCACCAACATTTAATCTCTTTTCAATACCAACACCACCAGCAACCTGTATTGCACCATTATCTGGTGTCGTTGAATCTTGAACATCATTAACATATAGTTTATCTACAACTTCTAATGTTCCTGCACTAGAATTTAATACTAAATTACCTGTTGTAGTTTCAATTCTATTATCATATATTTGTACATTATCAACCGTTGCTATACCCGTTACACCCAAATCCTTAGTTGTAACCTTTCCAGTAATATTAATATTATCAGTTATAAGATCATCCGTATCAAGTGTGCCAGTTATACTAACGCCCGTTCCAGTAGTACGGAATCTTTCAGACCCATCATGATACAACTGAACTAGACTACCAGCAGTTGCATTAATCATATATTCTGGAGAAAATCCTGCTGGAATCTTCTCAAAACTTACATTAGTTCCACGAATCTTAAGACCACCAGCACCAACGTCTTCAATGTACGAATTTGAAGTATCATGATATATGGAGAGATCTGACCCATCTCCGAAAAATGCCTTCTTATTATCATCCCACTTAACATCTTCTCTAAAAGAAGTTATTCCAGAAAATGTAGAAACCCCAGTAACATCTAATTTTGTTGCTGTAGTCAAACCAGTAATATTAACATCTCCCCTAACATCTAATAATGCTTCAGGATTTTCTATATTAAGTCCTACACGTTGAGTAGTAGGATCATAATTAAAATTACCAGCACCAGCAACTACTCCAGTAGAACCGTGATATTGTATATCTTTTATTGTTCCACCTGCACCAGCCTGAACTTGACTTAATGCTTTCCATTCAATACCACCAGCATTATTTTTCTGTAAAATATTTGAGTTGGCACCTGCACTATTAGTCTGATCATATATCGTTCCTTCAATTCTTATATCACCATTAACATGTAATTCTTGTGATGGTACTGTATTGATACCAACTTTACCATCAGTTTGTACAACAAATGAATTATAACTTCCACTACCAGTAATTTGTAAACCATTACTTACAGTAAGAATACCAACAGAACTCTTAAACTGAAGTTTGTTTGATGATGCAAAATCATTATTTTCTTTATATAATACCCTTTCATTATCTCCTGGAGGTCTAGTTGTAATAGTTACTCTTGGATCAGAAGTAAATCCTACAGTTGCAGTGGTCGCATTACCACGAAAATCAAATTGTGTAATACTACTAAGAGTACCTACAAGAACTCCTTCCTCAAATACACTGCTAGATCCAGGAATAACACCACCCTGAATAGGGGACCAATATCTTTCTCCTGGTTTATTAAGTACACTAATAAGTTGAAATTGTTGTCCAGAAGGAATATTAGGAGTACCAGCAATATCTGGAGAATCACCTAAATTAGGTTCTGCATCTTCTAGACGTAAATACTTAAACCTATCATCAGTTAATTTGTCCTGATCGGTACGCCTGACTCTTCCACTAATATACTTTGCCATATTATGTTGTACTGTTCTCTAGAATACTTCCAATAAATTCCATCTGTAATGGACCGACCCTTCCACCAGAAGATGATATTCCAACTGGAATTGTAACTGTATCAGTATTTGTCTTACCAACATTTACTGTAACTGTAGTAGTAGATGTTGATCCTATTGCTAATTGTTTTTGATATGCAGGATCAGTACTTCTTGGATATGTCTTGACTGCTTTATGCCAATCTCTCATACAAGTAAATTGTAATGAATTAGCAGGTATGCTAATTCTACTTGTTGCTCTATTAATAGCACCAGAAACACCTGATACAAATGTATGGGTATATTGACCACCAGTACCTACACCAACATCAATACTAAATTTACTATCATTAATACGAGTAATTGATTTCCATTGCTCATAGATAGGGTCTGTTGTTCTTGGATATGCCTGATTAGCAACTCCACCACCAGCATTACAACTGAAAGTTACACCACCAGCATTAATCTTAACCTGCTGTCCTGTCTGAATAACCTGAGTTGGTGTTGCTGCTAGTTGAACAGTCATAATCCCAACTTTTGGATCATATGTAGTTCCAGTATCAGCCTGATGAGTATCAGCAGCTAACAATGCATGACCAGATCCTATTGTTAATTGTAAATCTCCTGTTAATGAATTATATGTCGCAGCAGTAGGAGTCCAATTATTATTAATTAATCCAGAAGAAGTAACAGCATCCGTTGCTTTAACAAAAGTGTGAGCATAAGTGGTTTGACCAACAGCAATTGCTCCTCTAGTTATTGCTGGATCAGTTGATCTAGGATATGTGTGTACTGTTTTATAATTATCTTGAGAACACTTAAACTTCAATGAATTTGGATCAAGGACAACAAAATCAGTTGCTCTCTGAACACTACCAGATTCTACAGCAGTTAAAGTATGATTACCACCACTAGCAGTAGTTCCTACCTGAACATCAATATTATTAGAATCTACAACTGAGAATGATAACCATCTATTCCAAGCAGGATCTGCTTCTCTTCCTGAATCAGGATTAGCAGGTCTTGGATATTTTGCTGTTCCAGAACCACAAGAAAATGTAAATGATTCTTCTTTAAGTTTAATCTTTTGAGTATTACTAAAATTATGACTTGGTATTCTTAATCTCAATACACCAGTAGAACGATTATAATCACCATTAGCACCACCAATTATAGTTGGTGTATGTAGAGTTGCTCCCAATAATGCATGACTACCAATCTTTAATTCAACATCACCATCAGTTGGATCATAATCAGCAGCAGTGATAGAATATGGACCACCAGTAGTACCTGTACTAATTCCAAGAGGTGTAGCATTCTCAGTTGCTAGTCCAACAAACCTATGGAATGCTCCTCTATAAGTATGAGGTAAATTCTTAACAATACCAGAATTAGTTGTAAATGTCTTTGATGTACCTACAGCACCTTCGATAGAATCAATAACAAAAGCAACTTGTGGGTTAGGAAAAATAGCACTAGTTATACCAGCAGTTGATGGACAGGTAAATGCTATACCAGCCATAGTTACCTGATCATCTACATTAAAACCATGAGGAACTAATGTTGTGACTGTTGTTATTCCAGTTTCACCATTATATCTAACATCTGTTATTGTAGTAATTCCTGTCTGAATACCAGAAATACGAACAGAATCTTCTACAAGTGCAGTTCTTTCTAAAACTAATCTACCATCAACAATAACTAATGCATCATTTGGTGGTATCTCAATATCTCTAACAAGTCTATTATCTCTTAAATTTCCTGAAGTTCTTGTGGCAACACTTCTTCTTCTATGTGTAAATGTAATCTTTGGAAATGTTGATGCTGCTGAAACGTTTGCTACTTGAGCATACAACAAAATAGCAGAAGTACCTACGGGTGCTTTATATAATTCTTGCTCGTTGGGTGAAACAGGAACCGCAATCGTAATAAATTTATTAATTGGTGCTACTGCCATGTCTTATCTCAATGCTAGTATTAGTGGTGTTACTTCGGCTTGGATTGCTCGACTAAAATCTCTTCCCCGAATTGTGTTTGTTGTTTGATCAACTTGGATACCAGCTCCAATATCAAAATTACCTTTTTGATCCGTACTGGTGAAAGGTATTTGTGCTCCGTCTAAAGCAACAACTTCGTTCTCTTTAATAGGAACAGCACCTTGAAGAGGTGTTGACCTATTTATATCCGTTCCCGTACCAACGTACTCGAATGAATGTGAACTGGTAAGAATCCTACTAATTCTTCTTAAGTCAATAGGATCATCAAGTTTTAACTCATAAGGAATAAACTCATTAAAGGTAACGCTGGTAATTCCTGCTGGAGCAGCAGTTGTAGTTGATGCAGAAGAAACCGTATAATAAATTGGTTCCATTACTGCTGTTGCAAGACTTGTATCTCCATCAATATCAACAACAATATTTTGTGTCGATAGATAATTTCTTCCAGTACTTACAACATCAATTTCAGATAATTGTCCAAATGAATCTACAGTTGCTAATGCTTCTGCAACAATTCCTTGTGGTCCTTTTGGTGTTGTTGTGCCATCAGCATCCCTAATAATAATATTAGGTGGAGAAATTGCACTAAATCCAGTTCCCTTATTAATTATATTAACAGATTTTAACTGTTGCAATGGTGCATTAATTCTTCCAGTACCATCTGCATCAGGATAATTATCCAAATCAATATTAAAATACAATGCCTGACCATCGTAAGGTCTTCTTGCATTACCTGCAGGATCAAACAATTCCTTAAAGACTATAGTATCTTTTTCAGCAGCAGTATCTATATTAACCTTTCCAGTAAATTCAGTAGAACCTAATCCAACTGCCTTTAATCCAAAATTACCAAATGATGAGTTAGAGTTTGTTAGGTCACATTGACCACCAGTATCAGCATAAATTGCTACATCACAGTTAATAGTAAATATAGAAACTAACTGAGCATATCCATTATTGGTTAATGAAACACCAATACCATTTTCATTATATTGAGTGAAAGAGTCACATACCATTGATTTAAGATCATCACCTACAGCATTTGCAGTTGCATGATCTCCATCAATTTTCATGCCAATACTACCAGTCATGAAGTTAGTACAGTTTCTTACATAAGGACTCTTATATCTCTTATTAGCAGGAACAACAAATGGTCCTAATTTAATATATCCAGTATTTGCCTTTAATGTATTAAGAGTTGGTGGAAATGCTACAGCAGCACAACCAGGATGATTAGTTGCCTGAGTAGCACCAGCAAAGTTAAGATTCTGTATTAAACATCCATTTCTAACATGGAATACATCTTTATCAGGATTATCTGGAACAATAGTTACCAATCGTAAATCTTCACCTGTAATTGCAACATCAGTCCTAAGACCAATAGGATTATTCTCTACATAAACTCCAGCACGAACATTAATACTATCACCTTCTAATGCTATAGCCGCTGCTGCACCTATTGTACCCTTAGCATCACCTTCTAATAATCCACTATTACTATCATCACCATCTTTAGTGACCCAAATAGTATTTTTAGTTTCAACACCAGATGGTCTCCATGATACACCAGTACCAACAGATGCTAAACGCCAATCAGTTTTACCAACACCTGGTCCCGCAGCAGTACCATTAAGATCAATTAATGTTGAGTCAAGTTCAACAGGATTATTAAACTTAGCATTTCCATCAACATTTAATGTACCATCAAGATCTGTATTTTGATTAACAATTAAATTATCTTGAAGTGTAGTTTCACCTTCAACATTTAATTTACCATCAAGATCTGTATCACTAACAACTGTTAGAGTATCACCCACATACAGTTTCTTATTAATACCTACACCACCATCAACCTGTAATGCACCAGTGTCTGCATTAGTAGCATCATTAAGATTACGAACATGGGCAATACCTCCAACATTAAGATTCTGCTCAATACCTACACCACCTTCTACTACAAGAGCACCAGTATCTTTATCACTAGATCCTGCTGTAGACTCAATTACTGTTTGACCAGCAACATTTAATGTACTATTAAGATCTGTAGCATTAGTTACTTCTAATGAACCTCTAAGAGTTGTATTATTATCAACATTTAGAGTTGAATCAAAATCTACTGCACCTGTGGCATGAACATTACCAGTTACATCTAAAGCAACTTGTGGATTATTATTCTGAATACCAACATTTGACATCCTATAAATTGGGACATCATTACCAGTATATCCACCCATATATCCCCAATAATCCTTACCCCTTACTCTTGCAATAAAAGAGGAATTGTCTGGATCTGGATCTGCAACAAGATTATCTGTACCTAAACCAAGACTATTAGTTTGTGAAAAATTAATAGCACCAAAAGTATTTGCAGCACCTGTAACTGGAATATATTGACTATTTTCCTGTATTAAAATACCCTCAATACCAACAGGTGGTGTTGGAACCCATCTTATTCCATTATTATCTTGATTTAAGTAATATCCATTAGCACCTGATGAATTAACAGAATCATAAATGTCCTTAGAAAAATGAACATCACCAATTACATCTAATGTTCTTTCTGGTTGTGTACTTCCTATTCCTACACGACCTGCATATGGTTGTAGATACTCAGATCCAGAAGGATCATTCTTACTATCTTCAACAATAACACGAAAAACTGTTCCACCAAGACCAACATCTGATCTCTCAGTAACAGTTAAAATTCCTACCTTTAATACTTCCGCATTAATAAGCTGATTAAAATATACATCATCTAAAAATGTAGTTACTCCAGTTATATTTACATCACCACCA